GTCTGAGCACTCATTTACTTGTCCTCCTTCTTCTTGTTCATCTGGCGATCCATCATGCGCTGGCGGGCGTCGATGGAAGAATCGCCGGTTTCCTTGACGCCCGCGGTGCGGGAGTCCTTGTTGAACATCTGCTTCTTCTGAGTGGGTACGGAGCTGGAGCCACGAGCGGTGACCTCAGCAGCAGCCATCTCATAAGCAGCGTTGACGAAGGTGGCGCTCTTGCCGTCCAGTCTCATGTTGGGACGAACAGCGGTGATGACCGCCTTCTTAGCCTGCATGATGCTCATGTTCTCCAGACCATCGAGGTTCAGAGAACGGCCGACCATGCCAAGCTGGATGCGCTGGCGAACGATGGCGTCGATGGAGTCAGCGTTCATCAGCGGCTCGTCGGCAGGGGTGGAGCTGGGGATGTCGTCATCTTCGCTGTCCTGCTCGATGCACTCGCCCTCGCCGTCGGCAGCCTTAACAGCAGGCTCCTGAGCGGGTTCCTCAGTGGGCTTCTGGGCGGGTTCACCCTCGTCGAACTCCCTCTGGGCAAGCAGAGTGTCGATGATGTCGCACAGGATGCCGATGTCATCGTCCTGATCGGCGATCACAGTCTTGGCAGCCTCGACATCCTTGGGTTCGCCCTCCTCGTCGCGGCGGTCGCGGTTTGCCTTGATCTCGGCGACCTGATCCTCGACAGTGGGGTTCTCCTGACCAGCAGGAGCAGTGCTCTCGCCATCAGCAGCAGGAGCGGCAGGTTCCGTAACCGGAGTGCCTTCCTTGACGGGTTCGTCACCGTCGGTAGTGGCGGCCGGCTTTGCGGCACGGCGAGCCTTGTACTCTTCGATGGCCTTCTGGAGCTCCTCGGGGGTCAGAACGCCATCCGCACGAGCATTCTTGGGAGACTTCTTCATAACTTTTCCTCCTTTAAGAGTGTTTTCAGAGTCACGGCCATCAATATTTAACCGTGCCTGATCGCCCGCTCTGGCCTCCCTGACCAAAGCAAGGTGATTGATGCGGATGTTCCGCTGGATCGCGTCGTAGTGCTGTCCGTTCCACACACCCGGCGTTTCGTCCAGATCGAGGCTGTATCCGAGCGAAAGCTCCTTCAGCCCGCAGTCCTTCATGGCGTCGGTGTTGTGAATAACGATCTCAGCCCGGACGTCCTCCCCACTGCGATAGCCCTCTGTCAGGATGGTGCCAATCTGGAACTTCTGGACATTGTCCTTCGTTACCATGCCGGCATCATGCGTGATGATGATGGGCTTCCCCTTGTACGAGGCAAGGCTCTCAGGGTCGAAAACATCCTCCGGGAGCCGAAGCTCCCGTCTGACGGAACCGTCAGAGTTGGTGTACTCGAAGATACCTGTGCTGGTCAGAATCGGTCTGTCCTTCAGGTAGCCTTCGGGAGTGAAAGACGTCTGGCCGAGCGGCAAGCTGTCCAGACGGATCACTTGGGTTAATTTCGGGGTCATGCTTGCAGACCCACCTCCTCTCGGAGTAGTGTCGCCTCGCCCGCTCATTTCTGGTCGGGTTCAGCAGGCTCTTCCGGTGGCTTCTTGGACTTATCGTCCGTGAGGTCGCCGGGGCCGAATACGCTGCCGCCGCCTTCATCGGCGTTGGTCTCGCTCGGTGCAGTCGCTTCCGCAACCGCTTTGGTAATCTCCAGCGTCAGGATCTGAACGTGCTCGACCTCGTCAAGCAGGAGATTCTGGTACACGCCGGTCAGATCAGGGGCATTCTGCTCCACGTCCTGCACTCCCATAGCAAGAGAGTCGAGCTTCTCGGCAACAGCTTTGAGCTGTCTCGCCAGAGAACTGATACCGTATGCGTTCTTCACTCTGCATTCCTTCCTTTCTTCTGGATTTCCCATCTGCCGGGAGGTCCGGTAGACAGCGCAGGGGCATCGCGGCTTCTCCGCTCCGTGTTGTTCATGTGCATTCCGCCTTTCTGATGCCGGTTCTCACCGTCCATACTTGTCACGTTGGAACGCGCTTTCCCACCCAGCAAAGCGGTCGCGCTCTACCACATCGGGTTCACACTTTTTGCCGCACATCTTTTTGGAACGTCTGCAGATACAGACGGTTTTCCCTTTTTGGATGTCAATGAAGACTTCGATTCGCTCCTTCTCTTCCATGCTACTTGCCCTCCTGTCCATCCATCGGAACATTGATCGTGTCCAGATCGAATACGGGGATAGCTACACATCTGCAGCAGTAGTCCTCTCCGGGATGGCAGCGCCGGCCGGTATAAACCTTGCCGGACTTCTTTGTTTCGTACCACATCTCCGGTGGTTCGTCCCAGCTAAAGGTCTTGCCGTCGAGGGAACGGTGGCAATCACGCACTCTCGCATCGTG